TCTGATGTAAGCACTGCAATAACCGGGCAACAGGTTTCAGTAGCACAAGGGTCAGTAACAGATGCTTCTAGTGGTAATGTTACAAAGGCACTCTCTGGGCAAAGTCTCTCTGTATCACAAGGTGCATTAACTGCATCTATCAGCCTTGCGCTTAATGGGCAAAGTATTGTTTTAAGTGGTGGGTCAGTATCCCCAGCAATTAGTTCTGCTCTTGCAGGACAACAAGCATCTGTTCAGCAGGGAAACATATCTGCAAATGTATCTGCTGGATTAACGGGGCAAGCTGTTGTTATATCCAATGGAACGGTTGTTCAAGCGGGTTCTGACGTTACAAAGGCGCTCACAGGCCAACAGTTAAGCATCGCCCTTGGAGTTCTGCTAGAGAAAAAAACAATCGCCAGACCGTCATCAGATACTACTACTGGCGCATGGTTGCCTAGTGCTGGAAGTTCGCTATATGCCACTCTCGATGAAGTGTCGCCAGATGATGCGGATTATATTTATACGAATAGTATTAGTACCTGCAAAATAGCATTGAATGCCGTTGCAGACCCATTAACATCATCAGGACAGGTTGTGAGTTATAGAGTATGGAGTCCAAATAGCGATGGGCTTACTGTAAGGCTCATGCAAGGAGCAACAGAGATTGCCTCATGGACGCATACAGCATTGCCAACTTCTCCAACAACCTATCAACAGGCACTAACTGCTGGTCAGTGTGATTCGATAACAGATTATTCAGCATTGGCTATTCAACTGGAATCATTGTAATGGCAACCGATGTCAGAGTTAGCTGGCTACAGTTCGATACGTTAGGTGTTGTAAAAGACGTTCGTGCAAGCTGGATACAGTTCGATACGTTAGGAATAACAAAGGATGTTCGTGCAAGCTGGATACAGTTTGATACGCTAGGAATAACAAAGGATGTTCGTGCAAGCTGGATACAATTCGATACGCTTGTACCTCAGGAATCAAGACAAGGTGATGGTACTGGATGGGATAGCTATTCTTATATCCACCACAAAACTGTAAAACAATTCAAGAAAGAATTTGAATTACTTAGCTATGAAGAAATAAAGAAAGAAAAACATAGTGCTGAAATAAGGCTAAAACTTGCTAGAGCAAAACTAATTGAGGCTAGTGATTTTGGATTTGATTATGAGATAACTCGCCTAAAACTTATTATTGCTATCGAATTGAACAAGATAAAAGCACTTCAATATCTTGAAGATCATAAGATAGCAGAAGCAAAAGTATTGAAACTCAAGAAGGATATAGAAAGAGATTTAGTGTTTATTGCAGCATATATGCTGGAGGATGAATATGACTAATTATGACAACGATAAGAATTTGCTGATCAAGTATTACGAAGATAGATTAAACATGATGGCATCGCAGGCATGGAAGGATTTAATTGAGGATGTTAAATCAATGATTGATGCAAACAATAATGTAATGACTATTCAGGATGAAAAAACACTTCACTTCAAGCGCGGTGAAATTTCAATCATGAATTGGATTCTTTCATTGGAGGAAATGACAAGAATTGGGTATGAACAGCAAAAGGAGTAACGTATATGAGATTGTTAATGGAATACAAATGCAATAATGGGCATTTCACGGAGCGATATATTGATTCAACCATAGATACTGTTAAGTGCAGTGTTTGCGATGGTGACGCACATAAAACACTTGGGCTTGGTACTATCATTCTTGATGGCACAGACCCAGGATTCCCCGGCGCCTATGAAAGATGGGCAAATGTTCGAGAACAGAGGCATAAACTTACTATGAAGAAGAACATGGAGCATGGTAGGGATAGGATGAAGTGAGTACTAACTTTTTTTATTTTTCTGAAATGTAAGTGAGTACTTGCTTTTTTATATTTGATATGTTAATTTGATGTCATAGCGCTTATTTTAGAGCGTGCGAAGGAGATAAAGATGGACGAACAAAGCGATGTACAAGAGGCAGAGAAATTTGCTGATGTTAGTGAGTTGGATACTGTTTCCGAACAAATCAAGGAGCAGGAAAGCGCAGCAAAAGACGAACAAAAAAGTGTAATAGAAGATGTTTTGCCGGAAGAATTTAGAGGCAAAAGCGCTTCTGAAATTGCTAGGGAAGCACTTTTTTACCGAAACCAGATGGGCAAACAAGCCAATGAGTTAGGTGAAGTTCGCAAACTTGCTGATGAGCTAATCAAATCACAACTGTACAATCCCAAAGAACAAGAAGTCAGTAATGAAGTAGATATTTTTGAGAATCCAGATGAGGCAATTCGTAGGGCAATTGAGCGAAATCCAATAGTTCAATCTGCTGCATTGCAGGCAGAAAATGCTCGTAAATTATTGGCACAGCAACAATTGGCAAGCAAGCATCCTGATTATCAAAAAGTCATTCAAGATAGTGGATTTTCTGAATGGATCGGTAAAAGCAGGATTAGGCAGGAATTGTTGCAACGCGCTGATAGATACGATATTGAAGCTGCTGATGAATTGTTATCTACCTATAAGGATTTACGCGCAACACAGCAAAGCAAAGTCTCTGAGGTTGAAAAAACTGCAAGAGGCAAGGCATTGTCTGCTGCTGGCGTAGATTCAGGTGGGACTGGAGAAACATCGAAAAAAATCTTCCGGCGTACTGACATTATGAGACTAATGCAGACTGACAGGAAAAAATATAATGCGATGCAAGATGAAATCATGCGTGCATATTCCGAAGGTCGCGTACGGTAATCCTTCGGTACTAATTCCAGTATCGAATAAAATTTAAGGAGATTTAATATGGCACTAGGAACTAATCACACTGGCGTAGCAGTTGCCGATAAGTGGATCGGCGAGATTTGGCAGGACGAGGCTATTGCGACGTATGAGGCAAAAACCGTCATGCGTAATCTTGTCGAGGTATTTCAGCACCAGAAGAATAAAGGAGATGTCATCCATCGTCCGAAACCTGGCCGTGGCAGCGCGTCGGCAAAAACAGTTAATACTCAGGTTAATCTGATTGCCGATACTGCCGGTGAAATACTTATCAGTATTAACAAGCACTATGAGTATTCCAAAATGTTTGAGGATATTGCCAGCCTTCTCGCTTTGAATGGGATGCGCCAGTTTTATACCAAAGATGCCGGTTATGCTCTGGCAAAACGGGTAGATGCTGAACTGCATATGCTGGGTGCGCTGGCTCAAGGTGGCACTGTAACTTCTGCAACTCTGTATGAGAATGCCGTAATTGGAGGAGATGGTTCAACATTGTTCTCTGGTTCAGCCAATACAAACACTGGTAACGGTACGGCATTGAGTGATGCTGGTTTGCGGCAAGTCATGCAAAAACTTGAGGATGCTGATGTAAATACAGGAGAATGTGGCTTGGTTGTGCCTCCTACTGTCATCAAGACTTTGCGCGGTATTGATCGATTCACTGAGCAAGCATTTATTGGTGATGGCAAGGCTATCAGAACTGGCCGTATTGGTAATCTGTATGGTGTAGAGGTTTATTCTTCAAGCGTGTGTCCGTGGATTCATGTTAATAGTTCGACTGGGCTTCAAGCGGGTCGCGTTATTACTGATGATACTGTTCACGCATCTGCTGCTCCAACAGGTGCAGCTTTCGTAGATGATTTTGGCCTGACGACTAACTGGACTGCGGGGTCTGATACCAAGTATCGCGCTTGCCTGATGGTTCATCCTGATGCAATGGTATTGGCTGAAGCACAATCAGTTCGTACTCAACAACAATACAAACAGGAATATCTGGGTTATCTAGTGACTTCTGATTGTATCTTTGGTACTGCTGAACTGCGCGATTATGGTTCAATGGCAATCGTTGTGCCTGCGTAATAGTGTAATTTGAATAACAACCCCCGCTTCGGCGGGGGTTTCTCAGGAGTTTTGATGAAAGTAACTTTCCGCTGCAAACAATCTGGGAATACAGTCTCATTCAGTGACCCCACTGATATTAAATCCATGCGTGAAGAAGCGCACTATGAGGAAATTAAAGATGAAATCCAAGAAACAAATGCCAATGAAAATGCCAACCAAGAAGCCGGGAAAGAAGTGCTAAGAAAACGTGGTAGGTCGGCAAAAATAGGCGTTAGTGATGCTATTGGAGAGTTGTAATAATTTACGAGTGCTAGGAATAATTTTATGAGTCTATTTAATCGTTCTGTCGCAACAGCAAATCTAGGCTCACTCCAACCATCCGCTAATGGCTTCAGTAAAAATAATCCGCAATTCGGAGCTCTGCAAAATCCTCCAAAATTCGGAGGAATTGGTAACACGATAGGTCGCCAAACTGTATTTGACCCAAAGACGCAAGGAGACTCTTATACCCTTGGCGGGAACACTTATAAAGTCGGTGGAACGGGATATAAAACAAAGGTATACCAGCAATCAGGAGATACGTGGACCCCCGTAACAGGGAATGGTACTGCCCCCGCTTCGCTTCAATTGTCCGCTGCGATCAAAGACCCCCGCTTGGCCTCATGGTTAACTACGGATGACCCAAGCATCAAATACGACGACCTGATTCGCTCGACATGGGCGAAAGACCCGACACAAGCCCTGGCGGTTTATGGGCAACAAGCAGCTCGCAAGCCGGGAGGGGTTGACCCTACGCCAGATAGTGCATGGTTCACTGATGAGAATTACTGGCCTTCTGTCATGGCGGGGTTTGATGGCAGCATGCCTGCGTTAACCCAATCGGTCAAGGAATTGGGTACCGCTACGCCGCAAAACGTAGCAGCACTGAACCAATGGCGTTCCGATATGTCACCAGGAGCGCAGCACAATAGGAATGATCCGGATAAAGGCTTGTTTGGCGGAGGAATCCTCGGCGCGCTGGCACCTGTCGCACTAGGGTTTGCGCTTGGCCCGGCTGGCTTGGGATTATCCGGCATAGGCGGCGG